TGACGATCACAACGCCAGCCGCGCCCAAATGCTTTAGGAAAATAGTCAAGCACGCACTCAACACCTAACTCGTTTGCGTTGGCAAGCACAATGTTGATAAACGCAATAGCGCCTTTACGGTTTGCTTTAGGTTGTTTCTCTGACATCCTGTAAGACAAATCAACGGCTCGACCAGTGGCATGAACACTTAACGACTCTGATCCCCTCATCGGTCTTACACCCCAACTGCCGTTATTCCACAGCGCGCCGTTGCTGTAGCGGATCGCACAGCGGATCCATTCGTCCATGCCGGGTATTGGGCCTGCAGCTGCGCCGTCACTGTTACCTGTGTACGGCCGTGAGCCAACAACTTTAGGGTTGGCTGGCAGTATTGGCATCTGCTGGTTTCCTTTTAAGTCCGTTAGCGGCAACAAGACCAGACAACGTGCCAGTCATAAACACCGTAAGTGTTGAGAGCAAGTCGATAAATTGCGCGTCATTAGGTGACTGCTCTAACGGCTGGGTAACAAACAACAGGCCGTACACAAAACCGATAACGGTGATTGCAAACGTCACGGCAATTGTGCAACCAACAAACACGATCATGCGCGCGTGTAGGTGTTCTATTTCTGATTTTTCTTTAGTCATTAGTTACCCTTTCGCATTGTGTAATTGTTGAGCATCGAGTCATTGGGCCTGTTTTAGGCGCGTTTTGCCGTGTTGTTTCGCAAGCGGTCAGGACAAATGCAAGCATGACGCTAAGAGCCAAATGGCGTTTCATTGGTTGCCTGTGGTAGTTCAGCAATTTCGTCTGGTGTTAATTGGCGCGTAACTGTTTCGCCTGTCAAACCGTTTACCTCAACGGCAGTGTAATTAGGATTGTCGGTATCCATAAACCCTCGCTGTTCCAGAAAAGTTGCTTGTTCCAATAAGGCTAAATCCGTCATATGCAGTTGTATTATCTACAAACCCAGACCAATTGATACCAAACAAAAACGGCCCACCAGCGTTTTGTTGTACAGATGTTTGTCCTGTAACAAAAGTTTCTTGCGCTACTAATGGTGCGTAAATGTCAAACGAAAACGCTGGAAAACCAGTATTAGAGTCAGAAATATTTATTGCGTTATCGGCTACGCTGCCACTCGATCCACTACCTGCATTGTAGTAATACATTCTTCCCCACTGGTATTTGTTACCTGTTGCTAGGTCGGTGCTGCCTGAACGCACACGCAAGTTAATTTGATTTTGTGGTGCAGTTTGTCTTGCTGATGGTGTAAATACGACACGATAATTTACATAAGACGATGTAAAAATGCTTGTAAAATTTAATGCAGTGTTAGCCGAAACAGTACCTTGTGTCACATACACCAGACCGCTGTTAGCCAAATATGTGTTGGTATCTGCGCTGGTCAACACCTCTGTAGTAAACGTTTTGACAGCCATAAGTTCTCCCTACTGTAGTAAATCTGTGCCGTTAATTGTGGACTTGTCAAGGATAAACCAAGCCGTGTAACGCGCTGATCCATCAACCGTCATCTGCCACTGACCTGGCACAATGCGATGCTCGATGCGGTTAATTAACTCTGTTTGGCTGATGCTGTTACCAGATGGCGGTTGCACTGTAAGCGTGTAACGATCCAGCAAATCAAGTTGCATCAACGTAGTCCAATCAGCGGTTTGCGCTGTGACACCAACCGACAGCGGAGACACGTTGGTAAGCAGCTGACCGTTTACTGTTGCCTCATATGCAGCCAATGTCACTGCTTGGGCTTGTGTAGAAAGTTGTGTTTGAGTGTTCATCGCGTTTGTGCCATAAGCCGTGACGCTTGCTGTGTTCGTAGTTGATGTTTGACCGCCGCCAGAAAACGTCACAGTAATGTCATTGCGGATTGCTGCAGCGTCATAGTTGATCTGTACTGATGGCTCAAACGGTATTGAGCCTGCAGCAAACGTGGCTTGACTGGTGTTGCTTGTTGTGTTGGTGTACACATAGTTACGGTCTGTAAATTTGACTACACCAGCGCGTGTCACGAACAGATCGCCGTCCTCTGAATTGTTGACTAATTGCATTTCTGCCACAAGGTTGCTGCCCGGTGGCGAAATTTGGCTTACCGATGCAACTGGTGACGCGGTAACACTTTTTAGCGATGCGTCTAAAGATGTGTAGCCAAGCAATCTTGTCATGCGCGCAGCTGACGTTTCAGTAATCATGCCTGCGCCGTAACGGTACAAATCTTTAATTTGATCTGCTGTAAGCACAGATGGGAAAGTTGCCCAATCTTGTATTGTTAAACCAGTTACCTCGACATAATCTACTGGCATCGGATACGGTGATCCAGAGTAAAATGTTCCGCTTGATGTTGTACTTTGCACTACGCCGTCAATATAAATGTTTTGTAAACCGCCACCTTCTGACCACGTAAACGCATAATGGTGTCCGTTAGAGTTTCCAAAATCGTTGCTTACTGTTGCTTTTTGACCGGGCCCTAACGCCGTATATCTAGCCTGCGCGCCAATACCTGTGCCAACAGTTTGATACTGAAAATCTAATTTTGATGTGCCAGTGTTTGGCAAAGTTGAGTTTTGTATTATGACATAGCCGCCACTGATGTTGCCTGAATAACTTGCCCAAAACGAAATAGTGGCAGATGACGCAACTGGTGCTGTTGCTTGGTTGTACCTGTAATTTGCGCCGTTAAAGTTGGCGGCTTTAGATAATAGTGATGGTGCAAGACTGTTTGTGGATGCAATAGTGTTTACTTCACCGCCGGCTGTGTATTGCGACAATGTGACTGGTTTTGCGCCAACATCAGTAATGGTTGTTGAACCAAGCGGATCGTTCATACGCCAGTAGTTATTTGGTGACAATGACTTGGTGTAGTCGTACACATAGTCTGGTAATAGTTCGGCAGATATTAAACTGATCGCATCAAAACACGACAACGTGGTAGTAGCAAACTTGCCTGCTTGATCCCATGCAGCTGGAAAACCATCGACAAACCCTCTAAACACGCTGTAAGTGACGCTGTTGCTTATGCCCTCAATTTTGATTTGGCGGCGTGGTAACAGTTTGCCGTAGTAAGTGCCAGCGGTGTTGAACGGATCAAATAGTCGAGAGTTGTTATTTAAGACAACTTGTGCTGTGCCAATAAATGGGCTGTAATCGTCAGACCTGCCACGCGAAACATTGGCAGAGTAAACATATTCTGTAATGTCCGTCCACGTTGGTGACGCAACGTATGGGCCGTCATTAAACGCGATACTAACTTTAGGTGTTGGCCAAGCCATAGTTACGCCAGAACGCTTGCCAGTGAGCCTGTGCGCGACTTGTAAGCGGTGAGCGCGTCCACAATGCCTTTACCGATTGCTACCGGATCACCTACACCAGTGTTAACGGTGATGTTTATGCCGCCACCCATTTGACCCATCCTCGACAATGGGATTACGGCCTCTGGGCCTGCCTCGCCAATCATTGCCAATGTTGGACTGTTTACAATGCCGCCTGTAGCCATTTTAGGAATAACTATTGGCTTGCTCGGATTTGGCTTGTCATCACCGTTTATAAAATTGCCAGCGCCTTTAAGGATGCCTGCTACTTGTCCGACAATTGGAAAAACAAGACCGCCAAGAAATCTTGCTGCAAGACCGCCAATTTTGTTAATGCGGTCCATTGCGTCTGCCAGTTTGTTAAAGCCAACAGCCATAGCAACAATTCCTGTAGCTGCTATAACGAACGGGTTTAACGACATTGCCACGTTTACTGCAACAATTGACGCGGCAACAGCACCAATCGCTGCAGCAATTTTGACAAACGCATCTGGGTTGTCTTGCGCCCAATCAGCAAACCTTTGCAAATATGGCAAACCTGCCTCAATAACTGGTATTAACGCCGCGCCGATTGACTCTTTAGTCTCGCCAATAGAGTTTTTTAGTATCTCCATTTTGCCTGCAGCGGTTTCTGCGTTTGCTGCTACCGCGCCACCAAACGTGCCGCCTAGCACGGCCATAACTTCGTCAAGGGTTGCACCCTCTTTAATCATTGTTGCCATCTCTGGAGACAACGTGCGCAATGCTTTGAAGTTGCCTTGATACGCTTTTGCCAACGCGTCAGCAACAGTTGTGCTGTCCATTTGCAGGCTTTGCGCAATGTCCATAACAAGGTTCATGTCTCTTGTAGCAACGTCAACATCTTTAGTGCCACGTACAAGCGCCTCTAACGCCTTGCGGTATTCGGTGTCAGCAATACCTGACGCTCGACTCATTGCGCTGATCTGATCCTCTGTGGCTTTAACTTGTGCGTCTGATGCGTCAGTAACGTTTTGTAAGGTAAGCGCCAGTTGTGCTTGTTCGGCTTGATCTTCCATTGCCGCTTTAGTAGCACCTACAAGCGCCGCGCCTAACCCTGCTAGTGCAGCTGCAGCCGGCACAGCCGCTTTCTTAATTGCAAACTGGGCTTTTTCACCTGCAGTTTCTAGTTGCTTAAATTGCTTAATTGCTTTAGAAACACCTTTGCCGTCAAACTCTGAAATAATTGGAATAGACAGCATTACATTGACCTGCTCACTGTGCGCGCAGTATCCAAGATCATCTTTTCCATTTGCTTTTCAATGCCTCTACGCGCTTTATACACGGCAGGGCCTATCAGTCGAGTGCGGCCAGCGCCTACAAAACCTAATTGGTTGCCAAGTTTGTTTGCGTTTGCGCGACCTGCAGTCTCAAAAATTGCTGCTGCTGGGTCTTTTTGCTCAATCAAGATTACGCCTACAGCGTTGCGCCGGGTGTCAATGCGTAGGCGCACACCGCTTTTGGCTTTGGCAACGGTAAATGGAAATACTTTACGACCTCGACTATCCCACTTGTATTGCATACCAGACAACGGCAACTCTGTGTATTTGTCTTTTGCCGCGTCAATTGCTGGCTGTGCAATGTCTTTGGCTTGTGCCCTAAAATCTTTTTGCAGCTGTGGGTCAATCTTTTTAAGCGCGTTAATGGTTTCTTTTGCGCCTACTACTTTGATAGTTGCTGTTGCCGACATTGTTACCGCTTTCCCTGCTCGTTAATAACTGTAATCACTGTAAGCAAGTCGCGCGTGCCAAACGGTATTTGTTGTTCAGGCCAGAAACCTGTTGCGGCACAAACTTCGGCTAGTTGCCGTCGATAAGTGCCGCGTCCGTAGGGTTTGGGTTAGTCACATCTGCCTCTGGTAAAACATCCATTTCAGGGTTTTCTTTTAGCCAGTCCATAAAGTCATCAGGCAGTTTTTCGCCTCTGACCTTTAGCAACGTGTAAGCCCAAAATGACCAATCGCGAAACCCAGAATTCTGTGCGTCCAATGGTTTCTTGTTAAATTTTTCTTCCCATAACGCAATGCTAAACAACGTGGTGTACAGGTACTCTGGCTCTGCATTGGTGGTACGGGTCAACTTAAGTTTGATACGCATATTGCCTGCCTTGTGTCGGGCCGTTGCCGGCTGTGATTGGTTACGCTACTGCAACGCTGTAAACGCCACCAGTAAACGTAATGTCAATTGTGTCAAGCGCGCCTAGTGCGGCGTTGACAATTGGCAAGGTTTCTAGGTAGCAACCCGTGAGTGTTGACTCTGGGTTGGTTGCGCTAGTAGCTGCGCTTGTTGGCTTAATCTTGACTGTTGTGGATGTGCCCACCAATGCAGCCAATGTTGCGTAAGTCTCTGTCGCAGCAAAACTGTTATACATAGTCAAAGTCAATGTGCTGTTCTCAAGTCCAGCCGTGTAAACGCGTGCGGTCTTGCCAAACGATGTGCTTTCCAATGCCTCGATCACGCGAGTCAAATTGGCTGCGCTGCACTGGTCGGTCAGGTCAACGGCATTAACCGTGACTAACGGGTTAGATAGGTAAGTGCTGGTAGCCATGTGGGTTAAATCTCCTCGTTGGTGTCTGTACTAGTTTTAGCAGGTTTTTTAGGTTTAGGTGTGGATTGCTCAACAATGAAACCGCCAGACAACAGCGCTGCCACGTTGATGCCCTCGTCCGGTATAAACGGATCACCGACAATGCCAAGTTTGCTTGATGCGATGGTATAAATCATGCTGTTTGTGCCTGCACTTTCACTGTTAAGTCATAGCAAGGGTAAGACGCGCCGCCAATGTCAATCGAGCCAGGTTGGCCAGATAGCACGATCACTTTAGATGCCAGCACCAACGCAACGATGCTTAGGATTTCGCGCAACACTGGCAAACCTGCAGGCCCAGAGCCAACAACTTTAAGCGGAAAATCCATAGTCACAATGTTGCCGTTACCTGCGTAGGTTGTAAAACTTGGCGCTAATAAGAACACGCAGTTGGGCACAAGCCGTGTCGGGTCTGTTACTACCCTTAGCGCAGTTACGGCCGTTAGCGTGGCTGCTACATCGTCTATAGCCTCGTTTAGTAGGTCTGTGTACGGTGCAGGCATTAGGCAACCGCTGGTCGGGGGATGCCCAACAATTGCTTAACTATTGGCGTTAACGATTGCTGGGTTGGTGTGCCCATTGTGTCAAACGCTGCATACGCAGTTTCTATTGACCCTCGACTACGCCACAGAGCTGCCGCATACATCAGCGTCCCGAGCGTGACATCGTGCCCCGGTGACGTGGTAAGGCTGTCAAAATAGCCTGACTCTTGCCGGCGGCGGTAACAGAAATCGTTAGCCGCGTTGCGCGCCGCTACAGCAAGCGTGTAATCATCTGATGGGTTAGTGATTGTCACACCTAAGTACGTGATGAGTTCCGCCGTTGTAATCCAACTGCAGTTTTGTGTATAAGTAACCGTGCCGGCATAAAACACCGCATAGTCAACATTGCTGCCTGTAGCGGCGTAGATGATCTGGTTAGGCCGTGCTACTTCCTCGTTGTAAAGAAACTCGCCAGTGGTGTTGTCAATCCCTGTGAACTCGTACTGTGGCAACGCCAGCACAGTAAACGTGCCGTTAAACGGCGCGCCAATCGAGCCAACAGTTATGGATTGCCCAACAACAATGTCAGTTGGCTCTAACGTGCTGATGCACGCGTAGTTAGCAATGAGTTGTTTTGTAGCGGTGTTGTAAGTTGCCATAGCGGTCTAAGTCCGCTACAGACTAAGCGATTACGATGCCCTGAATAAACGAGGACTTAGCAACAAATGTTGAAAAGTAACCGTAGTAAGAGAACGTGCGGCTTAGTGTTGATGGGTTAGCGATTGACAAAACACCCTGTTGTGCTTCGTAAATCTCAAAGCCCGGTGCGTAAACAACAAGCATTGTGCCAGAAGCGAAGTTGTTATCAACAACCAGCTGCAAGCCCATTACGTTCATGTTGTTGTAGCCCATGCCGCCAACTTTGCCAATTGAGTTTTGGCCCATAATGCCATCGGTGACATAACCCAAAACTGGACGTTTGTTGCTGTCCAACTGTGCACCCAACTTTTCCCACACGTCTGGGCTTACGCACAAGTGTGTTGGAAAGTAGTTGCTGTCCTCTGCAATTTCGCGTGCTGCGTCATACAAAGAACTAATCAACGATGTTGGGTCACCAGCGGTGACAGTCCAAGTTGAGCCTGATGCGGTCTTGCCTGAAACAAGTGCATCTGCTGCAATGTCATCAGTCTTAATCAGGTACTCACCTGCAAGGTCATTAAGAATAATGTTCATTGACGCTGGGTCAGTAAAGTCCATGTCTTGCATTGTCAACGTGACTTGACCTGCAACAGTTGACTTTGTAACCGTGTTAGATGCAATGACCATTGTGGTTGCGCTAACTGCAGAGCCTTCGGTCTGTGTTGCAGCGCTTGTGTGCGTGGTAATTGTTGGCCTGATAAAAGTCTTGCTTGGTGTGTTTGGCATCGAGCGCGCACCAAAAGCGGTGACAACTGGACGCACAAAGTTAAGGTCTTGGAACACTGGCCCAAGAACTGGAACTGGCAAAAGACCCGGTGTATCAGTTGTAAGAACATCGCCTGCAGCTGCTTGCAATGCTGATTGCTGATCGCGCACGGCTTCTTTGTATGCAGCGTTGACGTTGTGGAAAGTGTCTCCACCAGCGTGCATTGCTGCCAAATATTCGCCAGCGGTTGGCATAACAAATTTGCGTTTTGCTTGTGCAAAAATTGGTGCAGTTGGGATGGTTGCCTCGACTGCTGGGATGGTTGCTTCGCTCATGGTTTCTGTCTCCTGTGTAGGTTCTGTTTCTATAGTACTTATTTCTGGCTCGTCTTGTGGGATACTCGCCGCGATGTCGGTAATGATCGCACCTGCAAATGCTGGCACTGGCACAAGCGATAACTCAATCCAATCGGCGGCGGTCACGGTCACTGTGCCGTCTTTGGCTGTGGTGTATTTGATTGGGTTTACGCCAACCGATACAGAGTCCAAAACGCCGTCCTGTGCAAGAATTAACGCCTCATCGCCAGCCTGTGTTTTGCTGATCTTGGCCGTAAACATCATGCCCTCTGGCGTGTCCACGCGCTCTGTAACAATGCCAATGGCGTTAGTTGAGTCGTGGTTCATGTACAGGCGCGGTGCTTTACCGTCAACTGGCAGGCTGCCTGCCTCAAAGATTACTGACGTGCCATCGGCAACGGTGGCGGCAACGCCGTATGGTACTGCAATTCCTGTAATTTCGCGGCGGCCAGCCTCGCCAGCTGCAGCGTCAATCGTTACCTGTGATGCAATAAATTTAATCATGATTGCGACTGTACCTCATCGTAGGACTCTGGTTGTGCCATTTCGTTGCGCTCGCTGTAATCACCCATTAGGTACCCCTCAACGTCAAACTCAACATATGTGCCGTTAGGCAAAACATTGTTTTGGCTTAATGTGCCGGCTATGCAATCGGCGTAAGCGCGCGCGCCAAAAGTCCACAGATCGGCGCGGCTTTCACTGCTTGATTGGTAGGAATAACTGCCTACCGACACGCCCACCAAATATGGTGGCACGTTGCACAAGCGCGCCATTTCCATTGCCTGAAATTCTGCAGAGTCAATCAAAAGCATTTTGTCTGGGCTTGTGCTGGTTTCGGTGTACGACAAATACTCGTTTAGCGCGGCGGTCTGATTGGTCATGCGCGCTGCGTTAAACGATGACGCCAGGTCTGCGAGTTCCTGTGCGTTGAGGGGTTCCCCTCCTGTTTGTTTTAATATTCCTGCGGGAATTGCACTTGATGCGTTACGAAACCGTGCCGCCTCAAGTTTTAGCGCGGTAGCAACTGACTGTGTTGACATTGAGGTAATGCCCTGAATAGGTGACAAGAATTGGATTACATCGTTTGGGTCTAATTCGCCGCCGCTAAAAATAATTTGTTTAGACGGTGCATACCAGACAGGGCCAGACTGATCTAATGTCTGCACCATTGCGGCTGGTAGACGTGTAAACGATGCAGGATAACCGTCTGTTTTGCTTCGACTAGTGACGTAGAGGAAGCTTCTACCATAGAAAAATAAATCATCAAATAACCACGACAAAAGAAAGTTGTTTGGCACGGTTGGGTCAATGCGGCGTAACCATGTGCGCGGCGCTAATGGCACTTTTTCCATTTCGTTGCCATTCCACATTTCGTTGTACATACGCAATGGCATACAGCCAATTACAGATGCGATCAGGTCGCGTGCTCGACTAACAGTTGGCACAGACATTGCAGCGTTGCGTGCTTCACCCTCTGTGTAGTTGTAGTAAACGCCAACCATTGCAGCGCCACCGTTGTTAGATGACGGCGAGTAAAAGTTGTTGTAGCCAGTGCCAGCGGCAGCGGCTTTGCCTGCTGGCGGAGAAATAGCGGCTTTAGTCACTTTGTTAAATAATGCCATGTCTTTAGTGTGTCACAGTCTGTGCTTGTTGTGGTGGCATCGGCCCGGTATGCGATGCGGTATCCCGACGATAAGCAAGCCATCGAGCCGATGCCAATGTGAGCCTAGTGGTTAGACACAACCAACATTGGTTTGCCAGATGACGTGGGTCGGCTGGTTAAAGCTGCTGCCCAAACCATGCAGCGCGCCAACTCGATTGGGCCAGGTGATCGTTGGCTAGATAGCGCAATGCTGTTTTGTGAGCGAACAGCAACAGCGCGGCTGATGTGTTCGGCAAGTTGGTTGCTGCCGTCATGCCATAACAGTTTTTCGTTAATCATGTTTTTTACTGACGGCGTAAATTTAAGTATCTCGCCATACCCAACGACTACCCTGCGGCGCTCTAGAGATAGCGGCCAGTGGTTGTCAACGGTTGGTGTGATCGCAAACTTGATCTGTGGGTTAGCGCACAGGCGCTCTACGTGGCTTAACATTTCGCTAAATGTGTCTGCCACAAACTCGACTGTGGCCACTGTGCGGCGATCAGGTAAAGCCACGCAACGAACAGCAAAATAGCGTGTGTCATCAAGGCTGGTTTCGATCGCTACCGTGCCGCCGTCAGGTATCTCGCCCTCGTACTGCAAGGCAGGCCATTGCCCCGGCTGTATCCAAGATTTGTCGCTAGCCACCCATAGGTTGCAGGATGCGCGCAGGAACGCTGCTCGATCAGGGTTCTCGGACTCTGCCAGCAACGTGGCTTCGGTCAAAGTTATGCCCAACGCAGGGTTGCCGTACACCCACGCCTCTGGGGTCATCGGGTTTATGTCTGGCGGCGGTGACCACTCGGCAAAATAAAACGATGCGTTTTTGCCTGTGTCAATAGCGCGCAAACCTTGCTCACGCCAACGCAACATGGCAGTGCTTGCCTCTGTGCCAGCCGTTGACCACATAGACAACAACGGTGAAACCTGTGCGCGTTGAGCCGGCAACAGACCGCCGTCAATGACCTCGCGCGAAATATCCCACATTTCATCAGCCACCACCAGCGATGGGCTAGTGCCGTGACCAACAGAGTTATTGGCGGCGCGCACCAGCCAAGTTGAGCCGTCTGGCATTGTTACTCTGTTACGCCCATATGATTTCATTAGGGTTGCGTTAAAACGCTGTTCTAAAATAGGCGATAGTTCGTCAAACAACATGACGGCCAGATCGAGCCTGTGCGCTGTGGATAAAACAGTCTGTTTTTTGCCACGTATCTTTGGCATCTCGCACAGCCACCAACCAATCAGAGCTGTTAGCGCGGTGGTCTTGCCACATTGTCTGGCGGTAGAAACAAGGCTCACACGGTTAACTAACTCAAAGTTTTCGTCATAAAGCAACTGCCCATCTAGCGCGGTGTATTGCCAATCCATCAACTCGACATTTAGATGCTCGCTGGCCCATTCCCTAACTTGCGGCGCAAACGATCCCACATGATCAGGCCTCGATGTTTGCAATCTTGGCTGCGCGTGGCCAATCCCTGCCGGTTGTTGCTGGTTAGGGCTGGTTGGGATAGACAAGACTTGGGTCGGGGTGATGTTTTCTTTCCCAGAAAAAAACGTTTTAGATTTTGGCATTTCTATTGCATGGTTTCGCATTGCTTCTGCTCTGGCGTGGCTCACTGATCGGTTGCGTTGTGCTACTTCTTTGTGACCTTTTCTGTTATTGCACTGCGCGCAGCAGGGTTGCAAATTGTCAAGCGAGTGGTCTCCGCCGTTCATTAATGCAACGATGTGGTCAACGGTGTCGGCTGGTCGGCCGCAGTAGTTGCACGTGGGGTTGTTTTGCAGGATGATTGTGCGGTTGCGTTTGTATTCGGGGTTGCTGTGTTCTTTACCCATTGCTACCGCGCCGCAAGCGGCTTGCTCTCGTTTGCTGTTGTTGTTGTTGCATATCGGGTTTGCCTTTGTGTCGGTTTGTTAAGTGTATGTCATCTGTATGTGTGATTACAGACAAAGTGATGATGCTCTACCCATCGGGCTGCCTCAATCCGATTACCTTGCACATCTAGTCGATTATGTTTACGACTCGCCCCAACGCTTAGCACATTGCCTTTTGTGTTGCAGGTTTTGTGCGCGCTGGTCTAACTGCGTTACCGCAGGTCATCCAACCGCGATGCGACTCGCTTAGGTATCCGGTTACTAGCCGATTGTGTTGCGTTTAGTGACGTTTTTTATCTGACCTAACCATCAAGATTGCCCAAACTGTTATAACAGCCAGCAAACCCCAGACTGTGCGACTCATGGCATCTCCCTGCGTAACGCTTCATGCGCTAGTTCTAGCTCATCGGTCAGGCGTTCTACCTCGCGCTGTAGCCAATCACGCTCACGCGCAATTGCGCTCATGTGATCATGCAAACGGTTGTATTCCTCGCGTGGGTCGTTCATTTCTTTAGCCCATCTATGACGGCTGAACATTGCCCAGCAGTAAGTGTTTCTACAACGCAATCATCTACCTGTAAGAGTTTGTGGATGTAGTCGAGCAGCTGCAGATCATCCCAGCCTTTACCACGTGCAAGGCTCTTTAAGAAACCGATCTGCTTCGGTGTGGCACTGCCGTGACTATCTGGTTTAGCCGGCGCACTGTTAATGCGGTTGACCTTTTCCATTTCGGTTACTGATGCGCGCTCGCCTGTGTGCCCAATACGGCTGTTACTGATCGCACGGCCAATGGCGCTGGTTTCGCAGTTTTCTAAGAAACTGGTTTTGTTTACTGGACTGTTGCCAAAAACTTCCTCTGCATATCCTGTGGCGATCAGTCGGTCATCGTTGTTGTAGCACTCTGCGCGCATGATGATTGTTGAGCCGTCATAGTGGTGGATTGACGTAATAATCCTGCCGTCTGGGTATTCTGCCCACCAGCGCACTAAGCGTTGTGCAACAGTTTCGTACAGGCTTAGGTCAAAGTGTGCCATTAGCAAGCAACCCAGACAATCGCATTACGGCCGTAGCGTGTTTTGCGTCTTACGCCGCTGTCAACAATGTAGGCATCTCGATGCAAGCCGTTTATGCGCGCTGACACCGATTGTGCAGGTAGGTCTAACAGCACACTAATTTCGTCTGCAGTCATGCCTTTAGCCTCTGTGCGTCCAGCCCATTTAATCCAAAAATGCACCAGTTCGCGTTGTTTGCCTGCGTGTGGTTTGGCTGCTTCGCCTGCTTCGCGTGACGTGTCCGGTGCGTTGTGTGCGATTGCTACAGACGGATGATTAAGCGCAACTTGCGTGCGTTCTCCAGCCAATCCCAATGTGGTTGTAAACATTTCTAGTTGATCACTCATGTCGGGTTCTTTCTCTTAGTCGGGTTTATTGGTTTTACCTTAGTACACGCTTTTAGGTTGGGGTGTAACCACATTACTTTTTCTGGGTTGTGCCGGTATCGAGTGCCGTGCATTGTTAGACCGCAGGCTTTACAAGGCGCGTATAACATTTATGGCCGCCTTTAGCACGCTGGCATTAAATCTGTTTTGTTCACCGCCAATGGTCATAAATGCGTCATACATAATTACCAATTCGTCTAGCAAAATGCTGTGGTCTGGCACTTGGCTTGGCACGTGGTTAGGTCGCACTATTTCGTCAATCAGGTTTGTAAAAACTTTGCCTAATTTGTCGCTGTAAGTATCGGGATACATTGCCTCTCTCGTTTCTTGTGTAATGCCTATGTCGGTGTATGGAATATCAGCCATGTGTGCTTGACCATGCTTGCCAGCCAAGAATACGGTAAACCTGTAACGCGGCACGGATATTTACATCTGGGTAAAACAGATCGTCCAGTTTGGTAATGATGCCTGCCTCGATCAGCCACGCTTCGTGAATACCGTTGACCTGCCACAATCCTCTAGACCCACCGTTTGAGTCTTTACCGTTCCATGCCAATGGATTGCAGCGCGACTCACGAAACATCACACGCGCCATTATGGGTGCTTGATCTGCAGGCCAGCCAGCCGTAATCGCATCTGCCACGTACTCTGCACAGCCTTTTGGCACGGTGGTGGTTGTAGCCGGCGCAACTGTTGTGGTGGGCACAATGCTTGTCAGGGTTATGGTCTGTTGCCCTGTGGTTTTTGGCAGGCTGTCAGACGGCTTACTAGCCTCCCAGAGGAACGTAAAGCACGCTAAGCCACTAACTACCCATGCACCTAATTTGATTGCTAAATAGCTCATTTTTTCTCCAATTGGTAAGGCGTTCCCCATGAGTCACCAACAGCGCTCTTAAACGCAATTTGCGCGTGCAGCACTTTGTCGGTTTCAGGGTCGCGGAATATTTGCACCAAGACCATTTGCTCTGTGTCTAGGTGAGTTGTGTAAACCTCGTAAACGTATGTTTTGGCATCAGCCATATTGCATCTCCCCTTATCGCCGGTACTACGACCATAGGGCATCAGTGTGGCAATTCGGTGAATACCCTCTTAAACGCTTGCTGTATAAGGTTTGCAGGCTGGTTAACAAACATTGGAGAAACCTCTACGTGCAGCCAATCGCCACCCGGCGCGCCGTGTATCTCTGGCTTGCTGTATGACTTCCACGCTTGACGATCACAACGCCAGCCGCGCCCAAATGCTTTAGGAAAATAGTCAAGCACGCACTCAACACCTAACTCGTTTGCGTTGGCAAGCACAATGTTGATA